ATAATGATGGTCCACCTAGAAGAAGTAGTAAAGGTATAAGTAGTAAAGATAATGAATCTTTTGATATACCTATACTTGGGAATGATGTAGTTACAGATGGTAGTAAAAAATCTACTACTAAAAAAACATCTAAAAAAATAGGTTCTTATTATGATGACATGCCTCCTGCTGAAAAAATGAAAGATAATAGAAGTTTAAAAAATGCAACGTTATCCGAATATGGAGATATGCCTGGGTTTAAACTTCCTCCAAAAGATGCTAAAGGGAATTCAACAGGTAACTATTGGAGTGTAGATGAAACATCACCTTTTTGGCAAACTGATGCAGGTTATGAAAAAGCAATGCAAGTATGGGGAGAGAAACCTGGTTGGGTCAAGCCAGGTTATAGACCTAAGAAAAAAGAATTAGATATTAATGCAATTAAAAAATGGTTTACACCGAGTAAATAATGGATATTAAGTTTCAACGTTGTACAGCAATACACAAAGGGAATGCTTTTATGTATTACTTTTATGATAAGAATTTACCTGGTTACTTCATTACTAGTGTAGCTATTGCTGAAACTGTTGAAGATAAAAGATACTTTATGGAAGTATATGAATATTTTTGTACAGAAATAGTAAGAGATAGGGACATATATTGTGTTTTATTTGCAAATACTGTAGGCTTATTCGATAAGTACATGGATACAACAATAGAGTATCAAGGTAAAACTCTACATAAAGTTAAAAAATATGAAGATATCCGAATAATGCAGTATTATGTAGCACAACAACTTAAGGAAGTAGCTAATGGCTGAAAAACAACATGATTTAGATGTAGATTTAAGCGAACCAAAAAAACTCGTAGATTGGAAGAATCCACCTGACTTATTAGAACTTAAACAAGATTATCAGGAAGCACAGGCATCACATACATCTCATGTATTAGAAGTTGATACTTGGTTAAGTGCTTTAAAAGGTGAACAAACAATTGCTAATAAGAAAGGAAGATCTAAGATTGTGCCTAAACTTATTCGTAAACAGGCTGAATGGCGTTATGCTTCATTAAGTGAGCCTTTCTTATCTACTGATGATTTATTTAATACAGCCCCTATGACTTTTGAAGATAAAGAGTCAGCTATTCAAAATCAGTTATTACTTAACTATCAAGTAAACTGTAAACTTGATAAAACAGCATTTATTGATGAATACATCCGTACAGCTGTAGATGAAGGTACTGTTATAGTTAAAGTAGGTTGGGATTATAAAGATGAGATTGTAGAAGTTGAAGTTCCTGATTTTGAGTTTCAACCTTCACCTGAATCAGGTCAAATGCATCAGCAGTTACATCAAATGATGGAACAAGACCCTGAAGCATATCAAAATGAAACTCCACCTGAAATGCAAGAAGCACATCAGTTAACTATGGAAACTGGTACTCCAATGATGCCTATGCAAATAGGTACACATATGGAGGAAGAAACAAAAATTCTTAAAAATCAGCCAGAATTAGAAGTATGTGACTACAACAATATAATCATTGACCCTACCTGTTTAGGAGAATTAGATAAAGCAAACTTTGTTATATATAGTTTTGAAACATCAATGTCTGAACTTAAGAAGGATGGAAGATATGAGAACTTAGACCATATAATATTAGAGAATGCTGCTCCATTAGCCCAACCTGATCATAATCTTGAAGATGCTACAAACTTTAAATTTAAAGATGACCCTCGTAAAAAGATAATAGTATATGAATACTGGGGCTACTGGGATATTAATGATACTGGTGAAGTAGAACCTTTTATAGCTACTTGGGTAGGAGATGTATTGATTAGAATGGAGTCAAATCCATTCCCTGATAAAAAACTACCGTTTGTATCAGTTCAATACTTACCAGTGCGTAAAAACATATATGGACAACCAGATGGTGCATTATTAGAAGATAATCAAAAGATTATTGGTGCTGTAACTCGAGGTATGATCGATATCATTGGTAGGTCTGCTAATGGGCAAATGGGTATCCGTAAAGATGCATTAGATGTTACGAATGCTCGTAAGTTTGAACAAGGTGCTGATTATAAATTTAATTCTAATGTAGACCCTAGACAAGCATTTCACATGGATACATATCCTGAGATACCTCAAAGTGCTCTTAATATGCTTAATCTACAAAATAATGAAGCTGAATCATTAACAGGTGTTAAAGCATTCAATAGTGGTATTAGTGGACAAGCTTTAGGTAATACAGCTACTGGTATTAGAAGTGCATTAGATGCAGCCTCTAAACGTGAGTTAGGAATACTCAGAAGATTAGCTGATGGTATTAATCAAATAGGTCGTAAGATTATTTCAATGAATTCAGAATTCTTATCTGACCAAGAAATCATACGAGTAACAAATGAAGAGTTTGTTGCTATTAATCGTGAAGATTTAGGTGGTATGTACGATATTAAGTTAAATATATCTACAGCTGAAGCAGATAATGAAAAAGCTGAAGAACTATCTTTTATGTTACAGACAATGGGTAATAACATGGACCCAAGTATGTCACAGATAATATTATCGGATATTGCTAGATTACGTAAGATGCCTGAATTAGCTAAACAAATTAAAGAATATCAACCTCAACCTGATCCAATGGCTGAACAGAGAGCTCAACTTGAAATGCAATTATTACAGGCTCAAATTGCTAATGAATCAGCTAAAGCACAAGAAAATGCCGTTGATGTTGAATATAAGAAGGCGAAGACACAAACAGAACTATCTAAGTCTAGAAGCTTAAATAGTAAGTCTGATTTAGATGACTTAAACTTTGTAGAACAAGAATCAGGAGTTAATAGACAACATGAACAAGACTTGAAACAAACTGATCAACAAAACACTATGGATCAGAAATTTGCGGATGCAATAATTAATGAACCAATGTTAAATGGGGAGTAATGTTTGAAAAATCGTGATATAATCACGAAAATAGAGATTATATATAGTAAATTAAGAATATTATATGTAAAAATAGCACTACTTTGTTTTTATCTCAATAAGAGGACACACGATGAGCATAGAAGAACAGTTAGAAGAATTAGATAATAATATGCAGGATGCAAAGCATTTTATTGATATTAAGGAAAGTACAATAAAACTTTTTAAAAACAGAGAATTTAAAAAAGTAGTACTTGATTATTATTTTAAAGAAGAAGCAGCACGTTTAGTTATGGCTAAGAGTAGTGCACTAAGCGAGGATCAAAAAAAGTTAATTGACAATATGATATATGGTATTGGTGCTTTAAGTAACTTTTTTGATAGTGTCCTTACAAGAGGTATGCAGGCAGAGCAAGCTTATCGAGAAGATGAAGTTGCTAAGACTGAAATCCTCCAGGAGGACTTAAGCTAATGGCTGAAGTACAGAGTCCCCTAGGAATGGATGACGAAGAATTCCTAAAACAAGATTTAAGTCAACTTGAAGAAGCGTTAATAGCACAAGAAGCTGCTCAAGAGACTGACCAAATTGACACTTCCGAAGAAGAGCAAACTTCCGAAGAAGTAGCAAGCGAAGATGTAGAGGTAACTCCTGATGAGGTCGAACCTCCTGAGGAAACTGAAGCATCTGAGAGTACTACCGATGAATCTGAAGAAGATGAAACAGAAGATGTAGTAACTGACCCGCCTATTGATACTCCTGAAGCGGAAGATGAAACATTAGAAGAAGACCTTGTTACAGAGTCTGAGGAGACTGATGCAACTACTGAAGTTGAAGAACCAGAAACAGCAGAGGAAACTCAAGAAACTGGTGAAGTAGACTTTGAAGCTGCATACAAACGGATTACATCACCGTTTAAAGCTAGTAAGAGGATGATGCAAGTTAATAATATTGACGATGCTATCTCCTTAATGCAAAAGGGCGCAGACTATCATAATAAGATGAAGACTTTAAGTCCTCATTTAAAAATGGTAAGCATGTTAGAAAAAGAAGGTTTGTTAGACCAAAATAAGCTTAACAACCTAATCGACATTTCTAAAAAAGACCCTAAAGCAATTGCTCAGCTTATAAAGGATAGTGGTATTGATCCGTTAGATATAGATACTGAAGAAGAGGTGGGCTATAAACCCAATAATTATGGAGTTAGTGATAAAGAGTTTAAGATAAATCAGGCAATTGACGATATTAGAGGTACTGCATCTTTTGATAAGACTATAAACATATTAGCAAAAGAGTGGGACAATGAAAGTAAAAATTTAATATCAGATAATCCTGAGATTATCTCAATCATCAATGACCATGTTTTTAATGGTGTATATGATAAAGTTCAATCCGTTGTTGATACAGAACGCGCATTAGGTAGGTTAAATGTACCTGATGTAGAAGCTTACAGACAAGTAGCTGAACATCTGCAGCAACAAGGCTCAATAATACCAAACGGTCAAGTAGCACCTCCTAAAGCATCTTTACCTAAGACTAAAGCAAAGGATGCTGCTGAGATACAACAAAAGCGTAAAGCTGCAGCAGCAACAAAAAAGACTACAAGTAAAGCTAAATCTGGTCCAACAAGTTATCTTAACATGACGGACGAAGAA